AACGTCCGTCGCCGGAACGGCTTTCTTAGGCTTGGAAGTTACAACAGGCTCAGCAACGGGGGCTGCCGGTGCGGCTGCAGTTGAAGCATCGCTCTCGTCCTGCTGGAACACGGTAAGTTTGATTGCGTTTTCAGCAGCGGGCTTCTTGGCCTGAGCCTGCAACACATCCAGTGCTTCCGGCGGAACGCCCGAAACAGGCGAGAACAACACGCGAGGTGCCGTGGCCTTCGTATCAAACTGCATCTTAGTCACGACGCGGCTTGCCGAGATATTGTGGTTGGCCAGCATCTTGACATACGAGCGGAACGGCCAACGCCCGTTTTCTTCATCACCGAATGCCGAGGTTGCAGGCAGGACCAATTGCATAATATCGCCACCCGGATCTTGTGGAAGCACCACTGCAGTGCGCCATGACAAGCGGCACGCAGCGCCTAGGCCGCTTTGTCCAGAACCTTTGACCGACCACTGACATTTATCGCACGCCGTTGCCTGCGGGTTCTTAACCTCTGCATCAGGCACTTTGGAGTCCGATGACCAGCAAGCAGGACTGACCTTCTCGCCTTCCTTGAACGCCCCAGTGTAGTACGTACGGCTCGGAGTGTGCGACATCTTCACGAAGATCACGTTCATGTGACGGTCTTCAATCGCACCAATCTCTTTACCGCCGACCATCTTGCGGAACACGCCACCTTTAATGGAGATCCGCTTATTGCCGCCAACACCACTTCCTGCTATGGCTTTGGTGTCTTCGTCGAGACCGTAGTTAACCTCGGCCAACTGATTCTGAATACTTGCGATGATATCTTTGCTCATGATGAGACTCCTTACTTACTGGCTTTGCGTACCGTGATGCCATACTCGCGCATGACGCTCACACCCGGTGGCAGGCCATCGTTTTCATGGTCGGCCATGAATTGCTTGAAGTTTCCTTGATGGATGCGTTTCTCCAGCAACTCTAATGCTTCATTCTCTACGACAAACTTTCTGAAGTTCTCCCAGTCTTGGCAGAAGAACCGTTCGTTCAGTTTGCGCATCACCGTACCGTGCGAGGTACGAATACTGTCGGCGCTGATCGAGTTGCATACATCCAGTAGCAGGGCTTCGATCTTGGCCATGTCCTCTTTCAACTTGGCGTCCTTCGCTTCGTACTCGCGCAAGATCTTCTCGCGTTCGCTACGAATGTTGAGATACGCCATCACTACTTCTTCCGTATTTACGTTACTCATCACTAGCCTCCAACTCGTTTTTGTACAGGTCAACTAACTTCTGATGACTATCTACTTTGCCTTGCAGCATTCGATACATCTTTTTCTCAACTTCGCTCCCTTGCAGATGCACGATGGTCATGTTGTTCTTTTGTCCAACACGATCAATACGGGCGATACATTGCAAGTAAGTCTCCACACTCATGACCGGGGTCCAAAACACCACCGTGTCTGCGGCAGTTAGCGTGATGCCATGCGAGGCAGACTGAGGCTGCACGACAAGAACACGCGGGTCAGTTTGCTTTTGGAACCGCTCGATAGTTTCGTAGCGTTCACGGGCAGAGACGGAACCTTGTATGACTTCACAACTGATGTCCTTACTGGCTAAAAACTTTTGAACTACACTGATAGTATGCAGGAACCCGACGAATACTACAACTTTGTTTAACGTTTCGTCCAGTACTTCTTTGAGGGCATTGAGGCGCGGAGCAATATCAAACTCAATGGTCTGCCCTCCATCGGTGTACACCGCCCCGCCCGAGATCTGCAGTAATTTGTTGAGTGCAGCGGCGGCGTTGACCGCGCTGATTTGTTCGCCTGCGGCCTCTACCAATAGTTGAGCCTTGAGGTTTTTGTAGAACTGCGCCACCTGTGGCGATAACGGCACATCGCGTGTCTGATAAACAACAGGCGGCAGGTCAAGGCACTCTTTCTTGGTGTACCGGATGGCAGGTTGCAGGGCTTCATGCACCCTCTTCTCTGCATTCATACGCGGCTTCCAAGTGAAGCGGCTTATTTTGTACATCACCATGTCTTTCCACGCCCCCGTAAACCGAGGGACGCGAGTCGGACTAACCAACTTGGCTAACCCAAACGCATCGACCGGGGACTGCGCCGCTGGCGTACCTGTCATCATCCAAAGCCGCGTGCTGGGCTTCAACAATCTGGCCATGGTTTTCCAGCGTTTCGTCGTGGCGCTTTTATAACTGGTCGCTTCGTCCACGATGATAAGGTCGAACCCACCGCTGGCGATTTCATCAAAGACCGTATTCACACCGTCGTAGTTAATGATGACGAAATCATACTCGCCGCGAATAATCTTCTTGCGTTTCTCTTGAGACCCATAGGCCACTGCACAAGGGCGGTGCATGGCGGTGTTGAAGATGTCGGCTTGCCACGCGGAATACATGATTGACAACGGGCAAACCACAAGGACACGGTTCACTTCGCCAATCTTCATCAAGTAGTCTGCAGCCCAGATCGCTGCCGAAGTCTTGCCAGTTCCGGCCTCATTGAAACAGAACGCTCGTCTGCGCAAAGACAGGAACGATGCAGTGTCTTTCTGGTGTTCAAACGGTGTGTAGATACCGGGCCAGTCGTAGTCCCGCAGCATGGGCGAAGGAATGTTGGGCAAGTTCGGATTCGGGGTCTTCTCGTCTACATAAAACGCCAGTGCGGAAGCCTCGGGGTAATCCCAGTAGACCAGCATTTCCTTGACCTCGGTGTCCCCACCAAGATCCTTGCTCTTCTGAATGTTGCGTAACGCCGCCTCTGCCACCCCAGCAGGCAACTGCATTTGCAAAACTTTGTTATCTACGACTTGCATAAGTTCCCTCAATGAAGCCCCTTACGGGGGCCAGTCGGTTTAAGCGCAGTCCGGAAAAAGCATTGCTTTAAAACTACCTTAAACAGGCATGGTTAAGCGCCGTGACAGCGCGGGGGAAAAGAGGTGTGAACCCCCTATCCTGCACACTCATGCCTTGTGCGGACACCGTTAAGCCTCCTTGTAAAACTCACAGCCCCTGACCGGACACCATCCGCATAATGGTGTCGGCTTTGCAGGCCATTGGTCAGCCGTGAATGCGTACTCCAAGCGCCTCAACTCTGGCTCAAAGACTGCCCACAGTTTCGGAATCTGATCGCGACTGTACTCTTCCGGAACGAACGAATTATGTGCAACGAATAGCAGTCCACCCTTGATGTACTGCACTTCAGGAAAATGCACGAAGGTCATCAGCGCCATAAGTTTCAATTGCTTCGGGTCAGGATAGCGATTGCTCCCTGTCTTGTAGTCCACGATGAATGCGCGATTCTCATCTACCACCAACAAATCCACGATGCCTCGCACCCAGTAGTCTTCCGCATCGAAGTCGCATGGGATCTTCTTTGCAGTCAATGCCATCTTGTATTCAGGATGATGTGTGCCGGGCGTGGCTTTCAACACATCAAGCATTGGCTTGAATCGCAAATAGTTCTTGGCAAGTGGCGTCCCATCACGGACATAATCTTCAAGCGCTTTGTGTACCTCGGTGCCATACATCATCTGCTCCGTGACTTTCTTCACGAAGTTGCGCTTGACCTTGACCTCGTTGTACTGCTTTGGGCAGTTGATGAAGTCCTTGAGGCTACTGAATGACCATTTAATTGCGTTCACAGTATCAGGTGTTCCGGTGCTAATTCACGTGTATTTTCGGGATCGTAACTTGATGGCGTAGCAAACTCCCACGCTTGATCATAGTTAAGCCCACCATAAATAATGACTTCTCGTAACTCTGGCAGAATCGGTTTCGCGACAAACAGAACCAATCCCTTACCAACTTGGCGTTTCCTAACTGCGGCTGACTCCTTGGTGCGTAACCGACGAACTTCAATCTGTGCACCTACATCTGCGAGGTCTTTGTATCGCGAATGTTCTGAAGCGTGCCACACATGCCCTGACCAGTATTGATTGATATACCTTGCCACAGCCAACTCGGCCACACACGCAGCCACTTGTGCTGTACGGTCATCCTCCATCCTAGAGGGGTCGTAGTGCGGAGCGTTTTGCCGCTGCCAGTTTGCAACGTATCGCCTTGCTCCAACATGAGAAGCCCACTCGTACTCCCAAGGGGTCAAAATAATTTTCGGACGCTCCATCAGCATTCTCCATAAGACTCACCATGCTTTGCCTCACACGCTACAGGCAGGTTGATTGCCCACTCTGGCGGGGTAGACATTATCGCAGTAATTACTTTGAGCGCCTCGTTTACATCGGGCTTCTTGACGACCACTACGGCAGCATCGTGGACCGTGAGGACCGGGCAATATCCCGCTTCACGTAGTTTAAGCATTTGTTCCGCAACGATAATTCTGGCAAGGGCTTGCACGATGTTTTCCACCATGGCCCCGCCGTACACCGACTGAATGCCCCTGCGTGAATCGTAGATGTACCGATCATTACTCTTACGAAGTTTCGGATACCGGATATGCAGCCCGTTCGGTAAGCGAATCCCATGCGGCGTGATCCATACGCACTTGTGTTTACCCACCGCGTACTCGTTGTTACCCGAGGGCCATGCAACAAGGTGGTTGAGGGCAAGATCACATTCCTGCCATAGCGCAGAAATTTTGTAGTTGGTCTGTCGGTACAGGTCAACAATGCGCTTGCATTCTTCATCCGACATCTCGATGCCGGGGGGTTGCGTCTTCAATGTGTGCTGAAGTTTCTTGTGCCCCGTGGCAAATCCCAGTGCAAGGACCGCCGTCTTTCCGACATGACGTTCAATCGGATTCTTTTTGCTGATCTCTTTCTTGTAGATTTTTGATGCGAAAATGGAGTAAACATCTTCACCCCTGCGGAACTGCTCGACCACATCGTCTTGCCCCGCCAACCATGCAAGCACCCGTGCTTCGATCTGCGAAGAGTCGCAATTGATTACCACATGCCCCGGCGGAGCCATAATGGAGTTCTTGAGGGCTTTCTTTTTCTTGTCACGACTCGGTAGATTCTGCAGGTTAACCGAGTCAAGCCCTGACCAGCGCCCCGTATGCGCCCCGTAATACTTGAGCGGGATTGGAAGTAGTCCTTTGTTCCGCGCACCAATCTCGATAAAGCGTTCAATGCGTGACTCCTCGATAGTGGACTTTGTACCGAGCCTCACAGCGCACAACTGCTGAATGAAGGGGTCGTCATGCTCGGTGAGTTCAATGAACCCCTCGTCGTTCTTGGCAAGAGCGTACGTCTCTTTGTTCGTCGTCGGGCTAATCTTGGTCGGCGGCGTGATGCCAAGGTCGGTTAGCAAACTTGCGAACTGCGGGTTACTCGCCAACTTCTTGCGGACATCCTCCTCGGTCTCGCAGTTGAGTTTGCCCATGAGCCCACTCAGCAATACGGACTTCTCCTGCTTGACTTCTTCGAGGCGCTGTACAAGCAACGCATCGTCGATATGCAGGACAGGCTGTGTGTACATGCGCAGGGTCATGTCGATCAGGTTTAACTCGCTACGCGGAAACCCTTCCTCAAGCAACCGGGCAAATAGTTTGAACGTCAAGTCCACATCGTTTATGCAGTATGTTGCATAACGCGCTAACTCTTCCTTGCTAAAATCCAATCGCCCCTTACCCAAAGCATCAATTACTTCGGTGCCTTTCTTACCCAACGCATACCGCTCAGCCAGTGCAGCCAACGACCCACCAGCATCCACGCCATGTATCGCACGGGCCATACACAAGGTGTCGAAATACTTGGCAGGCACGATCCCAAAGCGCCATGCAAGGATGGCTCCATCAAAGAGCATGTTATGGCAGAGCAGCGCCGAGTTCGACCAATCCACCTGATTGAGCCATGCTTTGATCTCAGCATGCGTGCCGCTGAACCATTCAGGTTTGTCATCGTCAATCTTCATCGCCACCCCAATCACTTCAAAGCGCGGGGCGTTGATGTACTCCTCGGTCGTAAACTTCTTTAACGTAAAGTCCGGAGCATAAAAAGTTTCAAAATCGAGCGTAATAAAACTCATCGGTCAACGCTCCAAGTCTCAGTCTGCCGCTGCAATTTCGGCCACTCAACCGTCGTTACAAAAGACTTGTCCTGCACCAGTATGTGATTGGTGGGCTGCGCCGTGAACCTGCCGTTGTCTAACTTAATGAAGTAAAACTCTTTGGACTGCTCTGGCTCTAAACTAAACCCGTCAAGCATGGGTATCGCCGTGAACATGTACCGGCCCGTATGTTCGGTTTTGTCTCGTAGTTTGACTCGCATGGGCGCGGCTTCCAGAAACGGATACTCCACCACGCTGAACTGATGACCGTAACAGTCCCAAGTCTGTGCTTGATGAGTTAACCATTCAATTTCGATTAAAGTGTGGGCCAGTCGATGCAGTGGCACGTTGCGGTACACCGCACCGCATTCCAACATGACATGGCACCCCCAAGTCCTGCCGGGGTGACTAACCAAACCAAACCACGCGACTCGTTCCCATTTCAGATTGCCAAACGTGTACGGAGGTACATAACAATATGTATGACGAGGCAGCGGCCCCGCACCAGAATAAATCATTTTCTTTTCACCGTCTTTTTATGAAGCCATCCAGTAGGGGTTTCAGTAAACCCCGCCATCCGTAGCGACTCTTCGCTTCGGCAATCACCAAACTTGTATTTGTGTGACCTGAACGACTCAGGGTTCACGAAAGTCCTTTTGCATTCCGCGCACGTGCGGATTCTTTTTACGACGGCCATGCTTTGCTTTCTCCAATTCTGCTCGTAAGTACTTGATCTCATCGTGGCACGCCCACAGCACACTACCCACGGTGAGAAACTTAAATTCTGTTGTCGTCGATGCATCGTTGATCTCATGCGGTAAGTCACGGATCAAGTCTAGGATGTCGTCTTCGATTTCCACTTTCGTTTTTTCCTTCGTTGTTTATGCTCTTGCCAGTGCAAGATCCGGTGGCAGTTGGAGCAGAGGGGGATGCACTTCTCCTCGGCTTCGCGAATCGCGGCCTTCAGGTTGCTCCGTTGCGTGGCATCC